AAAGGTTAAGTCTGGGCTACGGTACTTAGCGTCTACTAGTGTACCATTAAAAGTGTTTCCTTGATCTTGCCTGTATACATATCCATCAAAACTTCCATGTATAGGTATAACATTGCCTAATTCTACAACACTGTCTGTACAAGCAGGTTTAATACCTTTTATCTGTGAAAATTCAAAAGACTGTCCTCTTAATACACATATTACACCTGTAGTAGTTTTTTCTGCACCAACAGCTTTAGAAAAAAATATTCTGTATTGTGTTTTGTCTGGAATAACTAATGAAGTAAAGTTTCCAGAATCACTTAATTGTTCTTTAAATAAAGGCTGTACAGGAGAACTAATTGTACCAAGTTCAACGTCACCAATTCTTGCAGTACCAGCAATAGTACGTAACCCGTCTGGTCCTAAGAATATTAAGTCACCAGCAAATTCCTGTATTGTATCACCATTTACACACCCAATGTTTCTTGTAACGGGTACAATAGCAAAGTTAGAACTTGTTGTGCCTGACAGTTTAAATATTCTATTTTCACAGAAGATAAATAAATCTTCACGGAAAACTTTTAGTCCTACGATTGTGTCATCTACTTTAATACTACCTGCACCACTAGCTGTAGCAAAGTTATCCTCATCAAATGGAACACTAAATACTAACTCTTGTGGTGTACTAGACATTCCTGAATAGAACATATGGCTCTTAAATGCAGCTACGTGTTTAGCACCTGTAACTGCTGTAGTTACTTCTCCACCACCTGCAGATGATACATCTGTTGCAGATAGGGATGTGTTAAATATAGTTGGTGCATTTGCCTGATCTACTACAATAAATTTATCGTTGCCATCAAAGTTAAATCTTTCAAACTTATACTTTGCAGCACTTGTTCTACCTGTATCTCTTTCTGTCCAACTTTCAGATATAACAACATTAGCTTCGTGGACTGCTGCTGTAGTGCTACTTGTAGCTCTTGTTACCCCAGTAAAAGTTGTAGCTGTTACTCCTGTATATGTAAATATTTCTGAGTCTATATACAAAGTACCACTAGAACTAAAAGATGTAGTGCTTTTTGCATTGATAGTTCCTGACCCTGACATTGTAGCACTAGAAGTTATTTTTTGTGACAGTGTTGTACTAGCAGAACTAAATATCTTTTCTCCTCTAGCAGCAACTATGTAGTCGTGAAATAATGCTGTCATTAACATTGGCTCACTACTAAGTGCTGTTTCAGGAACTTGTTGTATTATATAAGGTTTGTATCCATTAATTCGTCTGTAGCCACCCTCAACATCTGGCTCAAAGTTAGTTAACTCTAGTGCCTGTCCGGGTTCCATAATAAATGTAGACTTGTTTAAAACTAAACCGCCTTCACAGTTAAACGAAAACGGTTGGACTTGTGATTGATCAGGCATATTTAAATAGACCTAAAAGTTGAAGTAGGACTTCCTATATGATTTCTAGTTATATAAGTAGACCTTAAATAGTCATATTTATTTATTAGAAGAGTTTGCATATTTTTTATGCCTTGCTCAAATCTAGTAAAGTTAATTGCATATTGCTGTGTTTCACCACGATACTGATATATAAATGCAGTTGCACCATCTACAATAACGGCTGCAAATCTATCAGGTATAGTAGTTGTATCTCCATGTGCATCCATATCAGTAGGAAATGTAAAGTAATCATACTTTATAGTGTATGCTTTTTCTGGGCAAGGATACAATATATAATTGTTATCTAGTGTTCTTACTACATGTGTTGGCGCACTACCATTGTCAAACTGTGCTACCTGTACACCGCTAGCATGTGTAGCCGCAGTAGTAGATTGTGTTCCACGTGTAACACCTGTTAAGTCATTTCCACTTACACCTGTATAAGATATAATCTCACTACCTATATAAGCACTACCTGCAGAATCAAAGTCTGTGGTAGATGTAAGTGTTAGTGTAGTTACAGAACTAGAGTGTGATCCATTTAATGTTGTGGTTACAATTTCATCTTCGTGAGTAACATGATTCTCAATATACTCTTTGTAGTTCATACTATTTAATTTACCGCCACTTGTACCTAAGTCAGAATCTTTGACGATACGAAATGTATCATAGTCAGCTAACTTAGCTGTTGTTGGTAAACTATATTTAAATGTACCTGCAACAAGTGTTTCTGAGTCTGTTGCATGATTAAATGGATAATTAAATTCTCTTTGGTTTATGTATCTAACAGATTCATTAATAGCTGTTTTAGCTTGAGTTTGAATACCTCTAGACGAAGAAAAGGTTGAACTTGTTAATTCAACTTCGTTTAATCGTGCAAGTACTTTATTAGTTAAGGTTAAATAGGATTCTGCCATAGATACAATCTTTCATAAAAATCTTGTTAGGGGGCCAAGTTAGACCCAGCCCCCAGTTAGTATATTTATGCTAATGTGTCTCTATCAACTTCATTAGCTGATGTACTTCCTTGTTCAGAAACGTCCATCAATAGAGCGTAAACTCTAAGTTTACCTGCTGTGAAGGTAGCACCAGAACCTGCAAAAGTAAGGTCTAGTGTATCTGCTGAAGACAGGACAACTTCTGCTGAAGGTGTAACACTTGGAGCATATGCCAAGTCTGATGCACCATCAATATCAAATGCTGTAACATATTCGTCAGCGTCTGCTGCACCCAATGTTACGGTAGCATCTGTACCTGTGTTCTGTGTTGCGCTTTCAACAACTTGAACACCAGCATGAAGAATATGAGTATTCGCTGGTAGTGTAATACATTGTACTACGTCACCAGATGAACAATCAATAGCTTGTGCAGTCAAGTCAATACTTAACTCAACTTGATAAGGCATACGTCCTCTGTTGGAGTTACCTGTTGCAGGAAGTAAAAGTGATGTTATAGTAGCCATTTTTTAATCTCCCCTTATGCTGCGTTATATTTGGCAGTCACGATAGCTTCAGGACGAAGTATCTTTCTACCATATAAGTGCATACCACGAACAATGTCAGCAAAGCTGTCAGGATCACGATATGATTCGGTTTTGTTGATCTGCTCTGCAGTAGCAACAGCAGAATCATGTCCAGCTACAATTACACCATAGTTAGCAATTTGGTTCGCTGTACCAGAAGTACCCGGACCTGTACCAACTGCAGGTAAGTTGCTTGAACTGTATACTCTAAAACCGCCTAAGTTGTTAACAACTAGACCATTACGTATACTTCCTGATGCTCCGAAGTCTGCATTGTGAAGACGAGAATCTTCATCACGCAACATCTCCATGAACACTGGATCTACAACTAACCAACGTCCACCTGAATCAACTTGCTGTTGATCAAGTAGTCTAGCCATACGAGACACAACCATCATTGGTGAGGCTGTAGCTGTTGGCAAGGATGTTGCACCCGGCATACGTGGAGTCAGAGGAATCGAGTGAGTCCCTGCTGAACTAGTAGTAATGTTACCAAAACTACCTTTTATTAGTTTCATGCTGGAAAGAAGTTCATCTGTTCCTGCAGTTGAAACTGCCACAGAACCATTTACAGTTGCATTAACTGTGTCTGGTGATCCGTGAATCGCTGATTGTTTAAAACCTGATAAGTAGCCCAATACATCTTGGTCGTACTGGTCAGCCAAACGATATGCTGCTCTATCAGAAGCAAGTTGCATAAAGTTTACGTGGCTGTGTGCCTCTTCAATGTCGTCAATCTTAAAAGCAAAATAGTTTGATTTGTCGATTGTCAACGAGAAGTCCTCATCGTCAAGGTCTTGTGGTAGAATAGTTGTACCACGAGCATATGCCTTAACTGAGATTTCAGGTTCTTTTATTATTTTAACAGTATCACCTTGTGACGCAATTTCACCGAAGTAATCAGAGTTAGTAATATCTCCAACTACGGTAGACTTGCGAAAAGCAACCTGTACTTTCTTCGAATAGATAACCGAAGAGAAGTTTCCGTTTGGCAGGTTACCATAACCTGCTGCTGTTGAAAAAGCCATGTTAAATTCCTCCTATGGATGTTTGGCTTACGAATTAAGCTAAACGGTAGTAATAAGAGGCTGAACGGTCAGGGTGCAATTCAAGCAAGACTAGCTATTCTTAACTTTTATTGGGCCTTTGGTATCAGGTAGGTCTTATTGATTAGTTTAGACTTTGTGTTAAAATATAAAACTGTGGGTAGCTTATTTAAAAGGGCCACTAATTTTTATAGGTAGTACTAGTTATATCAAAGTGCGACAATTTTGTCAACACTTTTTTTTATCGGGCTGCACCTGTCATATCGTAGACAAATCGCCCTGTACGCATCGCTTCCATTATTTCATCGGAACGATCTTCGTATTCTTTAGCTGACATTCTATTTACGTCAGACTCTGTAATTTTACCACTAACATCATCTGCATCTACAGAGGTACGTCCTTTCTTAGTGACGATAGCTGTAGCTGCTTTTTTAGCTGATGCTTTTTTAGTTTTGTTAACTATGTTGTTGTCTGCTTTGTAAAGATCAATTACTCGTGCTACAGAAGCAGGATCATCTTCGTTTACATATAAGGCATCTTTAACCCATTTAGGTTGTATATCTACCCAATCATGGAATGTGTCACTTTCTTTTAACTCATCAAAGTCAGAATGTATAGCTCGTATTTCTGCTTCAGCTTTAGATCTATTAGCATTTGCTGCAATTTCATCTAGACGAGTAAGCCTTTCATCGGCTGCATCATACATAGCTTTAGCTTCTTTTTTAGCTAGAGCAGCTACAATGTTAGCTACATCAGGATATTTTTCTTTCCATGCTTCTAGCTCAGCTTCAGTTGTAGGAGCAGTAAAGTTTGAAGAGTCAGATAGTTTAGCTTCTAAAGTTTTAACTTGT